CCGCTCGGCAACTGGGTTGAAGCTGAATCCAGTTTGGGAACTTCCTGGGCCTGTGACCTTGGCCGATGCTGGCGATGCGGCATGCTTGAAATCCTGTGCTCTTGCCCGTCTGCGTCTGAGCATTTGTCTCGCTGGCGCGTTGAGGTTCTGAGTCACCCAAGTTCCGCCTCGCCAGCGGAAGTTGACGCTCTTCAGCTGGCTGGGCATGTTGCGCAAGTGGTGAGTGAGGCCAAGGACGCAGTCGCCACTGTCCCTTCGGCCTTGTTCAAGCAGTGTGCTCCACTGCGCTCTGATCGTCCTTGCACGCCGGAGGTCGTTGAGCCCCTCGCTGTGGCTATTCCTAGTGCCGCTTCGCTTCCGCCAGTTGCTCGCCCTGTTGCCAGCGCTGCCCCTCCTGCGCCTGACCCTCTCATCAGCCCCGCCGTTCTTGGCAAGAATCTGTGCGGCTTCGAGGCTCTTTCAGATGAGATTGGGCAATCCGTTGCTCAATTGATTGACGACGCCAGGGGGCTTTGGGGTGATGCTTTAGTCAATCAACGCATCGCCGCTGGTTACACTTGGGATGAAACTGAGCTCGCTCAGCTGGCGTGCATTTTCGGCTTCTCCCTTGAAGTGCACTGCCTTGATCACTCCTGTCGTGGAGTCAACGGTTGTCCTGAGCACCACCGCAAGACGCATTCCATTGCTCGTCTCACTCATGACCCTGCTGGAATCGGTCATTGGACTAGTTGGCGGCGTCACCCACATCACGCCGCTCATGTGCCTGACTTTCAGTACGCTGTTTGTCATTTGGTGCCAAGTGCTCCTCAGGAGCCTAGCTCCGACCAGCGGCTTTTGGCACTCGCCATTGACGCTGATGGTGAGGCCGTGACCGTTGAGGCCGAGGAAGGTCTTGCGCATCCGATTGGTGACGTGGCTGTCAAAATTCTCCCCGCTGGGATGGCTGTCGCTCTTACCAATCGCATGGAGGACTTTAATGGTCTCTCGCTCTCCAAGGACCCGGGTGCCTGGTGCATTTCCGAAGGTCGTGCCCAGAGCCCTGAGCCTTCTCCCGAGGAAGTTCAGTCTGACTTCCTGCTCAGTGTTGACGAGCCCGTTGCTGTGAAAACTCGGGACCAGTCAACCACCGACGCTCCGCCGCTGCGTGATTTGTATGCTGGCTCGGGGATCAATGCACCTCCCGCTGATCCTCTTGATCGCGGCCTTTTGTCCAAGACCCCTCCGCATGAGATCATTCGCGATGAGTCGGTCTCTTTCCAGCATCCGGGTTGGACTGGGGCGTGGCATCCGCTTACGCCAAAGCTGCCTGATGAGTTGGACGCGGGCTCCGTTCAAACGTTGACGCTGTTTGCCGGCCAAACGCGCGCATGCGTTGTCTTGGGCTACGAACCTCAGCTCGGACTGAACTCCATGGCCCCATGGTACATGATGAAACCTGGTCGTGCTGACTGTGACTTGGAGTACAAGGAAACATGTGGCATTGAGGTCATAGCCCTTGGGACGCGCATGCCTGTTAGTGCACTTTGGGAAATGGTTGTCGACCTTTTCCCGGGCGATCAACTCAAGGACTGGCTTAAGGATGGTTGCACCGCCGTCTGGTTTGAGGCGATCGGTGTGTTCCTTCAAGTCCGCATCTCAGTGCGTGGTTTCACCCGCCCCAACGTGCGTGAGTTCGGCTTCTCTGGAGCTAAGCATTGCTTGTCCATTTCGTACGATGCCGTGAAAAAGCATTATATGCTGGACTCTTCGCAAAAGCTTCCTCCTCGAAGCTTGGGGCGTCTCCCCCGAGGCCAGCTTCACCTGGACACGCCGTTGTACCCCCCCGGCATTTTCGGTGCCTTCTTGCGAAGACTTGACGCCTTCGAGGACGCTCACGGACACCGCATTGGCGGGCATTGGACCACCATGCAAGTGTCCGGCAACGGAAGTGGCGCTGATGACCTAGCCAAGGCGTACCAAAACGGCACTTACGGTCTGATGAAGCGCCTGGAAGGCTCTACAATCGAAAAAGGGACTTGCTCTCGG